CGGACGGGTTCGATTCCCTCCTCTCCCACCATATACAACGTCCCCATAGATTACGTTGGCTAGATCATCGCCCTTTCAAGGCGAAGAAGCGGGATCGACACCCGCTGGGGATACCAATAATAAAAGGTAATACTATGAGAGTTTGTGAAGATTACAAATATAAAGTTGGGCATAGGTCTTACACTATTGGAGAAAGTGTTCTCGGAACATCACAACCTATCCGCTTCTATTATATAAGTGGGCCTGGCTATCTTGGCGTTGGTACAATCAAAGATAATGATTCTTTAGAAGAATCAGTGATGGCTGTATTGAAGCGAGAAAAACTTATATAAACGTTCCTATGGTGTAATGGTTTGCTCAATCCCGTGACATGGGGCGGGTCTAGGTTCAATTCCTAGTAGGAACACCAATTCGCTGCTATAGTATAAAGGTATTATACATCTTTGGTAAGGATGGGACGGAGGATCGTTACCTCCTAGCAGCACCAGTTAAGGATAGATCATGTTAGATAAAGCATATGAATTGACTATGAAAATGTTTAGCGATAAACAACTCACCGACGATGAAAGCAAATACTTGCACAACCGAAATGCTAAGTACGAGCTCGTTCGTTATCTTTACACCGAAAAGGTGCGACATGATGGAGTCGATCTACTAAACTTTCAGTTCTCTCCCGGTGACTCATTCATGGATACTCCTATCATCGATATCGTGAATGGATTACTCGAAGTAAACGAAGCTATCAAAAATGGCGACTATGATGTTGTCGACTTTGGTGATTCATCATTAGTTAAATCTAATCCGCCAGACACAGGCAAAGAAAAGACAATTTTGTAGTTGACATGTGGAACAGTTTAGATTACGATGGTGTAGAGGAGAAGAAAATGAATATCTCGATCGACTATGACGATACGTACACCAAAGATCCACTTATGTGGAACTGGTTCGCACAACAAGCTCTTGACCGTGGACATAAAGTTTACTGTGTATCTGCTCGTGGTACTCAACACATGGATGATCCCAAGAATACTATTGGTCGTATCATCGGTGCTGAGAATTGCTTCGGAACAGGTCTACGTCCTAAACGACACTTTATGCACCACGTTCACAAGATCGACATCGATGTTTGGGTCGATGATATGCCTGAAATGATTGTTGATCCAGAAATCGAAGGTCTTTATATGCCATAATGCTTCTGCCGGCGGACCCGGTGGCGGGTCTACGAAGCCTGCTTACGAATGTTCAACTCATTCCAGGAGCACCAATAAAACGTTGTAGAAGAGGTCGACATCTGCTACAATGAGAACACTGCATACGCCACAGGGCTACTCGGCGTATCGGGTAACACGGTCTGAGTCATAGCTCAGATGCAGGGGTAAGAGTCCCAATTGTGAGATGGCCCAGGAATTTGCTTCCGTAGCTCAACGTAAGAGCGCCGGTCTTCGAAACCGAGGGTTGAGGGTTAGAGTCCTTCCGGGAGCACCAACATTACGATAAATATCTGCATTGGAGTGAACCTAACTATATGATGACTGTAGTAAGTCTTACACATAGGAGGCGCGCGTGCCAACTAAGATCAAAAAAGAATTAGAAGAAAATAGTTGTCAAGCTGACACCACTGAGATAAAAAATGCCGAGACGATGATTGAACTGGAAGACCGCAAACTTCGTATTGAGAACGAAGATAAGAAACAAGATGCGCAGAGACATATGGCTTGGTTCTCGCTATTTGGAATGCTCTTGTATCCATTCACAGTCGTCTTAGCTGATGCGCTAGGATTGTATCAGGCAGCGACTATCATCGGTAATATGGCCAGCATATACTTCGTATCAGTTGCCGCTATCGTAGCCGCGTTCTACGGAACACAAGCATACGTTTCGAAGAACAAAGAATAATAGAATCTAAAAGAGAGCCGCATAGAACCATCTATGCGGCTTTTTTTGTTTACATTTCAATAGAATCAGTATATACTAGTATTGACCGCCCTAAGGAGTATAGTATGGCAAAAGAAGAGTTTAAGATTCTAACTGCGCGAGATCACGTCCGCACGCGAATCGGTATGTACATGGGTTCCTCTTCTCGTGAAGAAGTAGACCGGTTTGTACTTGGGTCTTGGAAAAAGTCAGTATACGTGCCGGCTCTCTCGAAGATGATCGATGAAATTCTCGACAACTCGATCGACGAAGCCATTCGAACAAACTTTCGATACGCGAACAAGATCAGCGTCTCGATTGAAGATGACCGTGTGACTGTAACTGATAACGGCCGCGGCATTCCTCAGGAAGACGTCTATGATGATACGACGAAGACAAAGATTCCTCGTCCTGTTGCTGCGTGGACCAAAGTAAACGCAGGTACTAGCTTCGACGATAACCGTGTTACTATCGGAACCAACGGTGTTGGGTCGGCTGCTACAAACTTCCTCTCTTCGAAGTTCGTAGGTAGGACCTGGCAGAACGGAAAGATGCTCGAAGTTCAGTGCAAGGATGGTAGCCTAGACGTTAAAGTAGTGAAGAAGGATCGCGATGGTTCTGGTACCGAAGTTATGTTTACCCCCGAATTCTCTCTTTTTGAAGTCGACTCGCTGTCGGATCTAGATACGATCTCTCTACTCGAGGATCGTCTCGTTAGTCTTCAGATGGCATTCCCAGAGATCGCATTCTCATTCAATAAGAAACGAATTCAGGTCGCGAACATCAAGAAGTACGCTTCGATGTTTGTTAAAGAAGAAGCTTCTGTTATTTCTGAAGTATCTCGTGACATTACGTTCTTCTTTGCATCTTCGGATGATGGGTTCAGATCCAACAGTTTCGTAAACGGTGTTAACACTCGTCAGGGTGGCGCATACGTAGATTACGTTGTGAACGGCGTAGTTGACGAGCTCGTGTCTCTCATCAAACGTAGGTACAAGATCGAAGTCGCAAAGAGTACCATTAAGGGTGGTCTTACTTTTGTTATGTTCGCTCGCAACTTCGTAAATCCTAAGTTCGACAGTCAGACGAAGGAACGTCTGACGAACCCAATGAGCAACATCAAAGAACACTATGACGGCGCGAATATCAAAGACTTTGTCTATCTAGCAAAGAAGATCTTCGCTGCAGCTGATATCATCGACCCTATCGTCGAAGCTCAGGTTGCAAAGAAGCAAGCTGCTGATCGTCGTGATGCTGCTCTTGCTCAGAAGAAGCTGAAGAAAGTCAAGGTGGCGAAACATATCTCGGCAAATAAGCCGGATGCTACTCTTAAGATCGTAGAAGGCGACTCGGCTATGGGTTTCCTTCTCAAGGTTCGTGATCCTGATAAGGTCGGTGCGTATCCGCTTCGAGGTGTGATCATGAATACCTGGGATATGAAACCTTCTGAGGTCCTTAAGAACAAAGAACTCAGCGAACTAGTTGCCGTTCTTGGTCTCGACATCAACGATCCCGACAGTGTGGATAACATGACATATAGTCAGATCGCATCTCTAACGGACGCTGACCACGATGGTATCGGTCATATCTCTCCTCTGCTGATTGCGTTCTTTTACAAATTCTGGCCGCGGCTCCTCAAAGAGAAGCGAGTGTACATTACACGTACTCCGATCATGATCTCTACTCATGGTAAGGAAGTCCGTTGGTTCTATACGTATGAAGACGCCACGGAATTCAAAACGAAACAGACAGGATGGAAACATCGTTACATCAAGGGTCTGGGTAGTCTTACAGAAGAAGAGTACGATCGGATCATCAATACTCCAGTGTACGATGTAGTTACCGTGGACGATGCCTCCTATTTCCAAATGATGTTTGGTGATGACTCGGCACCGCGAAAGGAGTTCATGTTCTCATGACACAGTTGACAGATTTCCTTGTTGATGATATAATGGAAAAGAGTAAGGAAAAGGAATCACTCGTGAATAAAAAGGAATACCCAATCTCGTCTGTAGCCAAGAACGAATGGAAATCGTTCGCTATGTATACGGTCGAAGCTCGAGCCATTCCAAATATGATCGACGGTTTAAAACCAGTTCAGCGCTTCTATCTGTACTCTTCGATTCTCAACTCGAAGAGCGACTTCAAGAAGGTAAGCGCGATCTCCGGTATCATCAGCGACTATGGATATAACCACGGTGAGGCTAGTGCTGCTGGTTCCGGTCAGCTTATGGCCGCCACTTGGAACAACAACATCTGCCTCATCGAAGGTCGAGGATCGTTTGGTACTCGTCTGGTTCAGGATGCAGGTGCTCCTCGTTACGTCTATACTCGTCTTCATAAGAACTTTGATAAGTACATCAAGGATCTAGACATCTCACCCGCTCACGAGGATCCAGAACACGAGCCTCCTGCCTTCTATCTGCCAGTCATTCCGTTGGTTCTGGTGAACGGAACCAAAGGAATTGCAACAGGGTTCGCAACAAACATTCTTCCTCGTGACCCAGACGCACTTTCTGGTGCCTGTCGTGAATTCCTTATGTATGGTAATATAACGAAGAAGCTTCCAGTGAAGTTTCCAGAGTTTACCGGAACCGTTGTTTACAACGCAGATGAGAATCGGTATTATTGCAACGGTGTCTTTGAACGCAAGAGCAAGACCGTTATTCTGATTACTGAAGTTCCTTACGGGTTTGATCGAGAGTCGTATGTAAAGGTTCTCGACGACCTCGAAGAGTCAGATGAGATCGTTGGTTATGATGATCTCTGCGACAAAACCGGTTTTCGTTTTGAAGTAAAACTCAAGCAGAATACTTCTGCAAACTGGTCGGACGAAAAGATCGTCAAGAACTTCAAGCTTAGTAAACCAATGAGCGAGAACCTGACGGTTATCGACCAGAACGGCAAACTTCGAGAGTATACCGACGAACGCGAACTCATTCGTGACTTCTGTAAGTTTCGTTTGGAGATCTTGCAAAAGCGCATAGATCTTCGTAAGAAAGAGATCTCTGAACTGAAGCGTTGGCTATACGTAAAGATGCAGTTCATTCAGGCTGTTCTCGACAATAAGATCGAGTTCAAGAACAAGACCAAGGATGATGTTGGTAAACAGATCACCACTCACACCGATGTTATCTCCGAAGACGACATCAATAGACTGCTACGGATCAACATCTTGAGTCTTACCGATGAGATGGTTAAGCAGCTCGAGCAGGAGATCGCTGAAGCTGAGAAAGAACATAAGTATTGGACTCGTACGACTCCTGACCAACAGTTCATTAAAGACCTCGAAGAGATCGCATAATGTACTACGTCACATACGATAAACCAAAAAAGATATCGGATCAACTCATAGACGGCGCTATCCTATTCGCTTCGAAGTTTCTTGACCTTGACGACTATATAGAGATAGACTTTAGTGATAAGTTCGAACACGATAGATGCGGTTACTGCGACTATGATGAAGACGGCGTTACGATCTTCATCAACTCGAAGATGGACAGGAAGAAGATCATAGTAACACTGTTTCACGAGATGGTTCACGCTCGTCAGTTCATTCGTGGTATGTTGGTTCTTCCAGAAAATAGTACGCAACCCTCGAGGTGGTTAGGAAAGGAATACGATGTACCATACTTCGAGTCTCCTTGGGAGCAAGAGGCGTATGAACTAGAACTGGTCATGTGGGATATCTTTCAAAAAGAAGACGACTGGAAATGATGATCAACATCGAGCTCGATGATAGTTATGATTGGCTCGCAAAAGAATTTGTAGAGTTCCTTTGCCAGGAACTCTCGATTCTTCCTCGTAGTTTGGATATCGTTAGCGAGGATATGGATGAGAATGTTGGTCAGTGCATCGATGTCGACGAAGGCTCGTATCTTATTCTCATAAAGACTCTGAACAGAGACATAGGTCGAGTGTTCATTACGATAGCTCACGAGATGATCCATGTCAAACAATACATGACTCAGGAACTCGGAAGAATCTTGGACGAACATTCACACATTCCATACGAAGACAGATGGTGGGAGACCGAGGCGTATGAAAGATCTGTTCCTCTTTTGGAAAAATTTTCAGAAACACTAACTTTTTTCTCAAAACCCCTTGACGTTTAAGAGAAAAGATATAAATAAATATCTATAAACAAAAGAGAGAAACATGCTTTCCTTCCACGTATCGGCCCCAGTCCAGACAAATGATAGCCTCCTAGGTAGAATAGGAGCATGGGCTACTTCGACATAGATGAACGTAAAATCTATCTCAAAGTAGCCCAGGATGAAAATCCTGGGTTTCTTTATTTTAATGGTTGACAAAAGTTTAGAATCAGTATAGATTGAAATTGTAGTTAATTAAACGCTCTTTGACAATTTACTCATCCGATCCTAGGGAAACCGAGAATGGATCTGAAACAGCAGGGACAAAGCGATTGCTTCGGTCTTTGATGTTCGAAAGAACACTGTTTTCACATGCACTGATACAGTAGGGTGGCAAGTAGGCGATTCTGTTATTGCTGAGGGCTGGAATTCCTGAGTAGTGAACAATTACAGCAGTGCAGCTGAAAATAGTGGTTGACATTCGGTTAGAATCAGTTTATACTAACAATATAACGAATGACTAACCGCTCTTTGACAATTTAGAAAAGAAACAGAAGAAATTCTGTTTTCACATGAGACTCTTGACATACCTTGCTTAGCGGTGAGGAGCGTGTTGGGTTTCAGCTGAAAACAGAGTTAAGACGACACCATGAGAAGACGAGTTGGCACGTAGAAGTTGAACATTAAAAGATGTCAGAAGTTCAACTACTCAGTCTGAGGGTCACCCTATCAAGTCGTTAGTCCGTTGAGAGGCATCTCGTCTGGCTCATAACCAGGAGATCGGAGGTTCGAGTCCTCCCCACCGCAACCAAGTTTGGGACCTTAGCTCAATTGGTTAGAGCCCCCCGCTCATAACGGGTCGGTTATAGGTTCGAGTCCTATAGGTCCTACATAGAGAACATGAAATGTATAAATAGTACTGAAGAGGTAAAACTATAGGTGCATTTCATGTTCTACACTATATACAAGATCACAAATAAAATAAATGACAAGATCTACATAGGTAAACATCAGACCAAAAACTTAAACGATGGTTATATGGGTTCTGGTAAACGTCTTCGACATGCTATTTCTAAGTATGGAATAGATAACTTTGAAAAAGAAATACTTTTTCAGTTCAACAATGAATCAGAAATGAATGTTAAAGAATCCGAATTGGTCACACAAGAATTTTGTTTAAGAGAAGATACGTATAATCTTTGCCCTGGTGGCAAAGGTGGCTGGGGTTATATAAACGAACATAACTTAACTCCAAGATTTACCGGAAAAAAGCATAAAGAAGAATCTAAAAAGATTATATCAGAAAAAACTAAGTTGGCTATGAGTTTAGGAATTTTAAAACCATTTAGTTCATCGACAAGAGCTGACTGGACCGGTAGAACACATAGTGATAAATCAAAAGAAAAAATAAGTAATTCCATGAGTGGGAAACAAGTAGGACAACAAAATTCTCAATATGGTTCATATTGGGTTACAAACGGTATAGAATCAAAAAAAATCAAAAAAAATGACCTTATTCCAGAAGGGTGGAATAAAGGAAGAAAAATGAATTGATAATGTAAAATATGGTACTGCCCGTCTTAAATGCAGTTAAATCGCCGGCCTAGTACCCGGTAGAGCCGAACTCATTGGTTCCTTAGCTCAGTTGGATAGAGCAACTGCCTTCTAAGCAGTGGGTCGAGGGTTCGAATCCTTCAGGGACCGCCAATATACGGGAGGTTAACTCGGCTGGGCCGGGACTCGCCTTGAAAGCGATGGGTACGGTTAGGAGCCGTATGGAGTTCGATTCTACCATCCTCCCGCCAAAGTTAAAGGATCGGTTCAGCAAACCAAAACGCTAAAATGTTATGATAGTCTTAGCGGACAAAAACGATCCTGTTATTATTTGGGCTCTTAGCTCAGCTGGGAGAGCGCCTGCCTTGCAAGCAGGAGGTCAGGAGTTCGATCCTCCTAGGGTCCACATAGAGAACATGATTCATATAAATAGTAATGTCAATGAAACTATCGGTATGAATCATGTTCTACACAATCTATAAGATCACTAATCTTCTTGATGGTAAGATCTACATCGGAAAACATCAAACCAAAAACTTGAATGATGGTTATATGGGTTCTGGAAAGTATCTTAAGCATTCTATCGCTAAACATGGAATCGAGAATTTTGCAAAAGAGATTCTCTTTCAGTTTGACAGCGAAATGGATATGAATGCTAAGGAAGCAGAATTAGTTACTGAAGAATTTTGTAAAAGAGACGATACATATAACATCTGCCAAGGTGGCAAAGGCGGATTCAATTATCTTAATTGGTCAGGCCAATCTAACATCGGTTGGAAAACAAACGGAAAAGATAACGCGTTAAAAGGCGGTAAATCTTTTGCTAATCGTCTTGCAAACGACCATGAATTTAAGAAAGAGTATCTATCCAAAAGACAAAACTTTGTTTATTCGAAGGCTTTTGCTGGAAAGAACCACTCAGATGAAACGAAAAAGAAAATCGGTGAAATCAATTCCGTTTTACAGTCTGGCAACTCAAACTCACAGTTTGGAACAGTCTGGATCACCAACGGTATAGAAAATCGAAAAGCTAAAAAGAATGATCCGATACCAGATGGTTGGCGTCTAGGTAGAAAGATAAAAGTTACGATGGTTGTGTTAGAGTCTTGGTTGTCTTAACACATAAACTAGCAAGAGGTACGGGTCGCTACCGTCTCTCACTATTCCATCGTATTCATATTGGCCTGTTGGTAAAGCGGTTAATACGTCTGCCTGTCACGCAGAAGAACACCGGTTCGATCCCGGTACAGGCCGCCATACAAAACAATTGACTGGAAACCAATCATGATTGAATTCTTTTTAGATTGGGGATCTGATCCAAAGTCATACATACAAGGTTATTTTCAGAACAGATGTTTAGTAGTAAAATACAGTAATACTCTAGTAGCATTTAATTCAGTATGGCAGACTATTGAATTTGAAGGCCATGTTATAATTGTAGAATTAAAACCTGGAGAAACCCCCGACATTTTTTCCATTAAGACTGCATATGGTTGGGCTGTAACTAACGGCCCAAACCCAATAGTAGTAGAAGAAGCACAAACAGGAACGCTAGTCGTTTGTCCGGAATTAATCGGATAATAAAACATTGCGGAATTAGCTCAGTGGTAGAGCAGGTGCTTTACACGCATCTGGCCGGGAGTTCGACCCTCTCATTCCGCACCATTACTGCCCATGTAGGCCAATTGGTAGAGTCGGCGCGCTTAGAACGCGTATGTTGGGGGTTCGAGTCCCTCCATGGGCACCAAAATAAATTATATAAATAATCCTAGTTACATGTTAGGAGCTATCTGTATGAAAACGCTTAAGGAATATATGACAGAACAATCGGCTGTTGACAAACATGTTAAGCGGCTTGAAGTTTTGTCTAATTCACTGTCACAATACAAACATCGTTGGAATGAAAACCCATCCAAGCGTCTCTCTGGATGGGTTGATGAGTATAATCAAATAAAAGATGATCATCGTGATTCTTTTCTAGCATTTTCTAAAAAACATGGGTATCATCCCAGTCATAACGCGTACGACATCCTTGCATAAATTGCTTTTGTCTTACCAAAAAATTAGAATGTTTACAGCAACTAAACAACAACTACTGGTTCGATTCCAGTACTCCCCACCATGGATACATTGTGATAACTCGTTATATCCACACTAAGCGCTTAGTGACGCTAAAGGATTAACTCAGTGTATCTTTGATGGGGAGTATGGCAAGGTGCCAGTCAGAGAAATCTGGCTTTTCCCCAAACATTCTGTTAAATAACTACGAAAGAATATATGTTAAAAAAGATTTGGTCAGTTCTATTACCGTTCATAATAATAGTTAACCTTGTGTTGGCTATTAGCAATCTCATATCGACTAGAGCAAACAATCAGATGTTGATGGAATTGATTGATACCATAAAATAGTATAGGAGAGCAAAATGCGCGATAGAGCTTTTCGTCGGTTCCAAGAACTTAAGAAAAAGAAATGGGTTCAAAAGTTTTTCTCTAAGCATCGAGCTCGTGATCTGACTGACGCTGATATTGGTGTCTATGCTCATACTCCGCATCTTTGCTCTTGTTATGTGTGTGGCAATCCACGCAAGTGGTGGGACCAAAAAACTCTTCAGGAAAAGAAGATGGACGATTTCTACAGAGCTACTGATGAAGAATAATGGTGCGCGGGCAGGACGGTAATGCAGCGGATTGCTAATCCGTAGAACCCGCAAGGGTTCACTGAGTTCGACTCTCAGGCGCACCGCCAATATGGGTGGTAATCCTAGCTGGGGCTAGGGCTCGCCTGGAAAGCGATGCGCAGGCGCAAGTCTGTCAGATTCGATTTCTGTGCCACCCGCCAAAAATAATGGTTGACATTCTTGTCGAATCAGTATAGATTGATAATATAAGGAACGGCAAGGAGGCCACCATGAAGATCAACGGTTCGAAACTCGCAGAGATCGCCTACGGCATGTCCGAGATGGCTCGCGTTCATAAGAACGACATGATTGCGAACAACCTCGCGCGCGTTTCGGAAAAAGTTGCGGCTGTCGGTGCCGCCTGGGCCGGCAAGCCGCTTGACGAAGTTGATATGGCGGTGGTTCGTTACTACCTCGCAAACAAATAAAGATTACGGAGTGTAGCTCAGTTTGGTAGAGCGCTTGGTTTGGGACCAAGATGTCGTGGGTTCGAATCCTGTCACTCCGACCAATTTTAGGATCAGTTCAGCAATCAATAGCTCGGATATAGCGAAAAGATGATCCTGTTACTATTCGGCCTAATAGCTCAGCTTGGTAAGAGCGCGAGTCTCTAAAACTCACGGTCGCGGGTTCGAATCCCGCTTGGGCCACCACCAATTCGACGTTATAAGTAACCCATGAGAGTAACCGAGACAACTCATGAATTCTTATATTAGCCACGGAACATGCTGGTAAAACCGATAAAAAACCTTCTCAGGTTGTGCATGTTTGGAGTCGAATACCAACTACAACAAAGGAGAAACACTATGAAAGAATTTAATTCGTAGATTACTAAACCACCCTAATTGGGTTTTATTATGAAATCTAAACTGAAATCAACTCAATTAGGAGAAACAAAATGTCTGTAGAACTAAAGATTAAATCTAAACACCTTTCCGAAGAAGCTCGTATCATTCGTTTCGAAGAAAAGAAAGTCTTCAAACAGTATGAATGGGCAAAGCGTCAGCACTACGCAGCTGGCAGTAATGACGAGTATAAGTATTACCAAGATCCTGCGTATAGGACTTGGGAGTCTCTAAACCGGCATCGTCGTTGGGACGTTCGTAACGAGAATCGAGCAACATTCCTTGCTCGTACATATCTTGCTGGTAAAGATTACAAGAGTGTTGAACAGAAGTGTAATGATCTTGTTATATTGCGCTGCTACATCTTTCCACGTCTTTGTGAAATGATTAACAAGTACGGTCCACCTGCCGACAAGTTAAGCAAGAAGTGGAATAGAGAACGTAATCGTTACGAGTATGATCCAGAGCTTTGGAAAGAACACGAAAAGAAAGTGTTGGCCTGGCTAGGACTTTGATAAATACTATTTGGATGGATACTGCAACCAAGCTCAGTGTAAGTGATTACACATTGGCAAAAGGTTAGATAGTATCGACGAGGTCCACAGACCATCCAGTCTTTAATTTGTGGATAGTAAGCGATAATCGAAGCTAACTCGCCTTACACTAGGGCGAAGTGTTCCTAGGCTCCGGCCAAAGACGGATCGGTGTGACAGCTCGGAGAGACGAGCACTTAATTAAAAGGTATATTAATGAGTGAAGAGTATTTAGATAATTCTAAAAGATTTTATAATGAAACTCCAATAGAAGTTTGGAAAAATATATTATCTGAAGAAACATATATGAATTATGCATTTGGCGAGTCAATATTAAATAATAGAAAAATTTTTGAAAATGTAACTACGGTTCTAGATGTTGGCTGTGGGTGGGGTGGTTCGCTACATCGTATTAAGTCAATATCTCCAAATGCTCACATAACAGGTTTAACTGAGTCAAAACAGCAGGCAGATTACATTGGAGACGAATTCAATGTTATTCTTGCAAACGCTAATGAATACACTACAAATTCTAAATACGAAATCGTATCATTCATTCAAAGTATCACGCATATGAAAGATACGGCGTTTTCAAACTTGGCAAAAACTACTGATAGAATTTTCATAAATGATTTTGTGATAACAAATAAAAGTGAATTTTATTTAAATGAAAACTGGGTTATGAAAATTAGAACAATAGATAATTGGAAAAATATGTTCCATGAAAATGGGTTTGAAATCAAGTCATTTAACATTTTGTCATTACAAGAATACAAAAAGAATTCTGCGTTTTGGTTAGATAATATAGTAAAGCATAACTATAGTAATATTACGTGGCAGATATCAGTTTTAGAAAAACTTTGTAGAGCTTTTTTGAATAAAGAAATAACGAATACAGAACATTTACATCCGTATGAATCTGATGTATTTTTAGTAGATATCTATGCAGAAAGAAATAACGGATAAATAATTTAATGCGGGTATAGCTCAGTTGGTAGAGCACTGTCCTTCCAAGTCAGGTGTCGTGAGTTCGAGTCTCATTGCCCGCTCCAAGAATTTGCCCTTTTAGCTCAGTGGTAGAGCAATCGCCTTGTAAGCGATAGGTCGTCAGTTCAATTCTAGACATGGGGCACCATTTTATTATAGGAGTAAAACAATGGCTTATTGGGGTTATCATGCAATGTTTGACTGCGCGTCATGCGACATTGATAAAATTACGAGTAAAGAAAATGTACACAACTTCATCAAAGAGTTAGTACCTGCTATCGAAATGATCGCCTTTGGTGAACCTATGATTGAGCATTTTGCTACTCATGCACCCGATAAAGCAGGCATTAGTTTTCTTCAGATGATCGAGACCAGTAACATTTCAGGTCACCTGGTTGATTCAAACGGTGATGCTTATATTGACATCTTCTCATGTAAGACCGTTGACGTAAAGGTTGCCGAAGAGTTGATTGCTAAGTACTTCAACCCGAAAAAGATCCGTCTTAACTTCATTACTCGCAGCGCTGGGTAAATGACATTAGCAGAACGCAAAGAAGCTAACAGGTATTACTGGATCGTCAAAGGTCATTTGATTCCAGAGTCTTGGCAAGATAAGGATGTGCGTTCTGTTCTTGATGGTTACTTCACTCGTATCTGGGGTAACCATGAGAATGTTGTACACGAAGAAGGCTTCGAAGAAGCTTGGCAGAAACGTTTAAATAGTAAATAGTTGGGAAGTAGTTCAGCGGTAGAATAACTGACTTTGAATCAGCAGGCCGGTGGTTCGAGCCCACCCTTCCCAACCAGTTTTTAGATAGCACCGGATTGATTAAATCCGGTGCTTCTTTAATTACTCTTCATCATCTTTCTTTTTGCTTCCTGATCCGCTACCACTTAGCATAATTCCTGATAGAGTACCAGTCAGAAACGTTGCTATCGGTTGAATGAGTTCAAAAAACTTCTGATCGTTAGGAGATACGAACATTGGTTGCGTTACGTGTATAAGAGAATACAACACCGCGAATATCGTACCAGTCAGTGTAAATGCAAGGCAGACACCAACTATGAATCTAAGTTTTGCGTTCATTTCTTCAATTTTATTTTGATTATTACTCATTTGCAGTGTTCTCTTCTATTAGTTGGTTGATACCGTCTATAACTTCAGGGCTCGCTTCGAGCTCAAAAGCATTAGAATTTTCTTCTATGATTGAGTCTACATTCTCTTCTTCGCTAACAACAGTTTCAGGTACTTCACTGGATTCCTCAGATGATACCGGTTCTTCTGTTTCTGCAGAACTCATAAGCTGATCTACTTGCTCCGAATATCTATTTGAATAGTTTCCGTCGAGCGAGATTAAATCAGATGTACAGGTTCCGGTTGCTAGACAGATAGGTGGTTTACACTGTGGTGCTTCCCAGAAGTCTGGGTTCTGACACTCATAGCGATACTTATCTTCTGCAAAGAAGACAACGTAACTACCTATAAGTAGAGCGGCTATTGGAAGAAGCATATAGATTTCAAAAAGTTTTTTAAATTGCATGACCTATTCCCTCTTTTTGGTGAACATAATGTAGGTCACAGTTGACAATAATGTAATTCCATGATAATATATATACATATAAGAGATTCTCAAGTAGTACAAGAATTGCCCTTGTAGGCCAATAGGTAGAGTCAGCGCACTTAAAATGCGCGTAGTGTCGGTTCGAGTCCGACCGGGGGCACCAAAACAACGCCGTGACAAGTGTAAGTGGAAGCATATCTCACTGTGACTGAGATGGGTTGGGATCGAAGCCCAAGCACGGTACCAAATTGAAAAAAGGATCTAGATGATGGTTAAAGTTCTAATCTATAGTTCGAAAGAATTGTTCGATAAGTCTTCATATGAAGGCCGAGCAGAAGCACATATCATTGCATATAAGAAAGATGATGGCTACTATCAAATTATAAAGAACAGAACTACGTATTCAATGGGTTCTTATATGACATACGAAAGCATGAAATCGGCTATTCGGTTGACTGAAGAAAAAGAATGGCAAAAAGAAATTGCGGATGTAGCTCAGAGGTAGAGTCACACGTTGCCAACGTGTTGGTCACGGGTTCGAATCCCGTTATCCGCTCCAAAATAAGATAAATAAACCAAGATTGCTCTACATTATACGTTGTGTAATATATTATATAACATCGTACAATGGAGAAAGAAATGTATAAGTTTTACATTGCAATGCTGGCTGGTCTTTTATCGTCAACAGCATATGCAGATACAAGTAGTATAAACGGCACATCCGGAATGGGTGTACTCGAAAATAATTGGGTTAAAGCCGGTGTAAATAAAAACACTGGAACGTTTGGAAGCGGTGGAGGAACTAGCCCAGGTCTTCTCTTCGACCCAACAGGTACTGGAACTTTTAATGCTGGTTTTGATTACTTAACACCCGGCTCGCCATTCGATGGATTTTCTTTAAAGGTCGATGGCACAAACGCTTTCAATAATAACACCGGAATGGCATCATTCGTAGACCCTGATGGCCTCGTTGATGGTGTTAATACTCTTACTTGGAGTGGAACTCGCGCATTCGGAAGCTCATCTTGGGATGTGACGAATGTATTTACTCTTGGAACAACATCACCATTCGTTGATGTAACTACAACAATCGTTGCTGGAAGCGCAGCATCAAGTGTTTGGTTTGGTAAGTACATTGATCCAGACAGTCAAGGTGTTCCTGGTGACAGTAGTGCAACCGATAACGTGCTTGGATACGGTTCAATTCCAAACAATCACGTTGCGTTTTCTGAAGCAACCGTTTCACGTTATGCTCTTGGTCTATTCTCAACGAACAGCAATGTTGATGCCGGTATCGCGTCTTGGACTCAAGAGGCTGATGGTTATACTACCAGCATCTACGGTGCAGATTACGGCAACGGTGATGATACGATTGGCTTAAGTTGGAATTGGACTGGCGTAAGTGCGGGTGATATTCTTACCGCAAGTTATGCTTACATTTTTGGTCCTAGTGCGTTTGACGCAGCTTACGATGCTGTTGCAGGCGGAGCTGGTGGAGGTGCTGATGTTACAGGCGGAGCTGGAGTTACGGACGTTGGTTCGGCCACAGATTCTGCAAGTGGCGGAGGTTCACCAACTATCACTTCAACGACAACTGCCACAATAACTTCAACTGCAGAAGCACAAAGTTCTACGCTTCCTATACTTACATCGAGTATCACTCATCACACCAGCACAGTATCAGATGACGTGCAAACTATCGATCGTGAAACAACTACTACTGTTACAACTCCTGTAGATGTAACAACTACAACGTTTATTCGTACTACTGATACTTACAGCGATGGTAGTGTTGTAGTAACGGACGGAACGCCTACAGCAACAACTGTTTTACGTAATGATATTGTTGTTACTGTTACTGATCCGGGTTCATTTTCTGGCAGAGTTGATCAAGTCAAACTAATGTCAAGTGATTTACAAAAACTAAACTTTAAAACTGGCTTCACTGGTATTCAAGGTGATACTCGTTATATCGGTTTCAGTAAAGCTTTTGATAACGGTATAGTCGCATCGCTCGGCGTCGCAATTCAAGATATCGCATCAGAGAATTCGTTGACGGGTGCTTCGAAAAAAGGTGTTTCAATTAAGAAAGACGACATACAGTTGAGCTTAGCTAAAGTAGATGCTACGCATGCATATAGAAGGACAATTGGTACATTTACGAGCCGCGGAATTACTAACGAAAGCGGATATGAGCTTGCTGTTACTTACCAATCAGATAAGGATGGTGTAACTCCTGTTGCTGGTGTTATGATTGGTCGTACTACCGTTGATCGGTGGTTAGAATTTGGAAGTGTACAATCTATACTTGGTTTCGATTCATTCGATCAATCATACTCTGTTGCAACAATGGGTGCAGCATATAATAAGAAAGACTTAGGTATATCTGGATCATACAGTACTGATAAGCAAATTACTGTTGCAGTAAGTGCAAAAGGATTTGAACTCGGTGCGGTGAATGATTTAGATACCCGTGAAACAAATGTAGCTTTAGGGTACAACTTAAAGTTCTAATAAAACGTCCTTGTAGGCCAATCGGTAGAGTCACTAGCTTGAGGTGCTAGGTGTTGGGAGTTCGAGTCTCCCCAAGGACACCAAATTTGGGGACAGATGCTGCTTGGTCGCAGCCCACCAGAGCGCGCAGGTTCGGGTTCGATTCCCGCTGTCTCCACCAAGTTTATTGCCCGTTCGTCTAACGGTAGGACGCTAGGCTCTGACCCTAGTAATCGCGGTTCGAATCCTCGACGGGCATCCACACATATAAATAACATAGTACTTAACTTATGAGGTTAACTCTATGTTTACTAACGAGATTGAATTCGACGAGACCATCACGACTATCCTAGACGACGGTGGACAGTATGAAGATGTGCAGCTGTTCATAGATGATAACGAAGTATACATACGACAATGGAATGAAGCTAGAAACCAACACGAACTAATATCCATGTCTCATATAATGTTTCAAGAATTACTTCAAGCATTAAAGAAACCGGAGGGTTCGTACATACTAAGATAACGTGAACAATATACAGGAGTGATAACTATGTTTACGCAAGAACAGATCGAAGAACTCGTAGATCTTCTTTGCGATCTTAACGAATCTACAAAGATCTACATAGGCACGGACTCAGTTCGTTTTAGACATAACGAACGTTGGTACGCGAAGTACGCGACTGTATGTGTTGTTCACATGAATGGTAAGCATGGTTGCAGAGTCTTCCGCCACAGAAGTATCGAACCGGATTACGATCTTAAGAAGAACCGCCCAGCAGTTCGCCTTATGAACGAAGTCATGAAGTCTTGTGAACTGTACACGCAGCTCGCACCGTTCATTGATGAATTCGATGTAGAGATTCATTGTGACGTTAACGTGGATCCGCTGCATGGTTCTAGCTGTGTTGCTTCTCAGGCTGCTGGTTACGTCCTTGGTGTAACTGGTCTGGATGAAGGCAATGTTAAGCTTAAGCCGCATGCTTTTGCTGCTAGCTTCGGCGCAGATCATTATGCAAATAATTTTGGTTGACATTCTTATCATTATAAATTATATTGTAAGTATAAATGGAGATCAACATGAAGACACTGATTCTATCAATCATCGCAGCCCTTGGGCCGTCCGTCGTTTTGGCGGACGGTCTTTCTAATAGCCAGTACGCAGTCATTACTGCGGTACATCCGATCTACGTAGATAACCACGTTAATATACAAGAAAAAGTCTGTTATGACGTAGAGGTTCCAGTGTACGGTCGTGTACGTGGTGGATCCGATGCTGATGTTCTCGTCGGAGCTCTTATCGGTGGTGCCATCGGCAACCAGTTCGGTGGAGGCAGCGGCAAGGATGCTATGACTGTACTTGGCGCAATCGTCGGAGCGAACAAGGGAGCGAATGCTTCTCGTGAAGTAATCGTCGGTTACGAATACGAAACTCGTTGTGATAAAGTAAGCAGAGTCGTAAACGAACCGATCGTATCTCACTATCGTATTTCTTATACGTATAATGGATACGAATACACACAAGAAACGGACCATCGCTACACTCTCGGTCAACGCGTAAGTGTACAGCCGGCTCTGAAATAAATAATCGGGTAGTTCCGTAACAAACTCGCTAGAGGCCACGGTTAGCCTCTACATTTATATAAAGGATTGATTATATGGGTATTAAAGCTGGAAAAATTTGGGGTGAGACCGAACTTATTCATGCGAACGGTGTTCTTGAGTTTCATAGGATAGAGTTCAAAGCAGGATTTAAGTGCAGCGAGCACGAACATAAGTTTAAGTGGAACGGGTTCTTTGTAGAATCCGGCAAGATGTTAATTCGAGTCTGGCAGACGGCAGATCAAGAAGGTCTAGTTGATGAGACTGTCTTAAACGCGGGTCAATTCACTCAAGTAAAGCCAGGACTGATACATCAGTTTGAAGGTCTTGAAGATGGTATTGCCTTTGAATTGTATTGGGCAGAGTTCAACCATAACGATATTGTACGCAGAACTGTTGGTAAAAAGACGTGAAGATTATAGCGGGTCCATGCCAACACGAGAGTCTTAAGCAGTCGCTCGAGATTGCGAAACATTGCGAACTAGTATGCAAGAAGTACGGAATTGAATACTTCTTTAAGGCTAGTTTTGATAAAGCAAATAGAACCAGCTCGAACGGAAAAAGAGGTCTTGGCCTAGAGCAGACCATGCATGACTTTGACGTTCTGCGAAGCCATATGCTAGATCTTAACATTGTAACAGATGTTCACGAAGCTTGGCAAGTCGAGGTCGTAAAGGATTATGTTGACGTAATACAGATCCCAGCATTCCTTTGCAGACAGACAGATCTTATTCGAGCTGCGGTAGAGACCGGTAAGATAGTTAACATCAAGAAGGGACAGTTCCTTGCTCCTTGGGATGTTGCTGGTATTCTTAGTAAGACTGAAGGCGCAAACGAAGTTTGGATAACTGAAAGGGGAACTAGTTTTGGCTACAACACTCTCGTGGTCGATTTTACTGGCCTGCAGCATATCATGGATTCTTTTGACGTACCACTGGTTTTCGATGCGACACATTCTGTTCAAAAACCTGGGGGCATGGGGAGTTCGTCTGGGGGTAATCGCTCCTATGTTCCTGGGCTATGCCGCGCTGCTAGTGCAATTGGTGTTTCTAATTTCTTCCTAGAAGTACACCCAGATCCAGACTCGTCTCCTTCCGATGGAGCGAATATGCTTTACTTAGACGACTTCGAAGAAGTTGTAGAACAGATAGTTAACTTCCACTATGATAGGAGCAAATAATGCTAGACATAATCATCGCAAACGTTATCTTCTGGACCGTCTGGATTTCTATTTCCAGCATTCCGTTCTGGTTAAATCAATACGCAATAGATAATTACGAGAAGATGCAAAATAAATTCGTAAAACAGCACTAAAATGTAAAATATAATCCAACTGTTACAGTACTTTAATCGTATTGTTACATTCATGGAATAGATAGTATCTGAGAGATCGACATCGGTCTCTTTATTTTTATGTAACATAGGAGATCTTAATGAAGATACTATTCTCGTCTATCCTTGCTTTAACTGTCGCAACTTCTGCACACGCACGTGATCAGATCCAAGTAACCGGTTCGTCCACGGTTCTACCATATGCAACTATTGTTGCTGAAGCATTTGGCGAAAACTTTGACTTTCCGTCGCCAGTTGTAGAGGGCGGTGGTTCAGGCGCAGGCCGTAAGAAACTATGCGAAGGTGTTGGTGAAAACACTGTCGACATTGCGAATAGTTCGTCAAAGATGAAAGAAGAAGAATGGGCTAAGTGTGAAGCTGCTATCGGCGCAATCACCGAGGTACGCATTGGTTACGATGGCATCGTGTTTGCATCTAACATCGGCCAACTCAATATTAAAGATCTAACTGTTCTTCAGCTCTATACAGCACTACACGCCGACAGCACTGCAAAACTTTGGAGTGATATTGATCCTGCTCTACCAGCAGTAGATATTCTTGCTTACATCCCTGGTACTAAGCACGGTACTCGTGAAGTATTCGACGTGAAGGTTATGGAAGCTGGCTGTAAGGAAGCCCTTGGTGTTGAGAAGCTAGACGACGATCAAAAGAAAGCCTGTGTAAATGTTCGTACCGATGGCGCAGCCGTTGACATCGATGGTGACTATACAGAAACACTTGCTCGTCTCGATGCAAACAAGACATCACTCGGCGTATTTGGTCTAAGCTTCTATCAGAACAACACTGATAAGTTGGAAGTTGCTACTGTAAGTGGTGTATTACCTAGTGTAGAAACAATCTCAAGTGGTGACTATCCTATCAGCCGTCCACTCTACTTCTACGTTAAGAATGCTCACCTTGATGTAATTCCTGGCCTTAAGGAATACGTTTCGTTCTTCGTGAGCGACGAAATGGCTGGACCAGGTGGCGCTCTTGCTGAATATGGTTTGGTTCCCGATCCAGAACTAGCAGCAACCCAGGAAACTGTTGCCAACTGGTAATAGTTACAAAAATGCAACTATAATGATTTGACGGGCAAATGTTGGTTGACATTTGCCCGTTTTAGTTTATATATAACTAGTAGACGTTGAAACAACGTGGACACATACTGGACTCGGGGGCGGTGCCCGACGACTCCACCAAAAGTAGTGCTAACTCAGAAATGAGGAAAGAGCTTGGGGCCCAAAGGCTGCACTACTTTTGATGGGGTCGAAATTTAGGATCGACAGGTGTGAAGACAGAGTGGAGTTTACCGGATGGCCTCGTATCGGCCGCTAAACTAAATGCAAACGATAATTTTGCTCCTCAGGCTTACGCACTAGCTGCATAAGTACTTGGGTATGGTTCCACCTAGAAACAGAACGGGCCGTAACTCGTAACACAACCTTAAGGATATACGAAATATGAAAAAGATTCTTCTTGCAACTGCTGCAGTTTTCGCTATGGCTTCCAGCGCTTCTGCTCTTGACTTTGGTAATGGTCTAGCTCTTGACGTTGAGCTTGTCACCGAGTATAATACTGACTCTAGCACCGTCACCTCTGTATTGACCCCAACCCTTGGATACGCTCCAATCGAAGGTCTTTCTGTCTGGGCTGAAACCGATCTTTCCATCTATGATGGTTCTGACTTCATCAGCCTGAGTGGAGATGCTTTTGAAGGCGCAGTTCTTGGTGCAACCTATGTACCAAACGTTGACCTTGGTAAAGCAAGCATCGAGGCATATCTCGAGAACAACTTTGACGGCGACTTCGGTTATGTCGACAGCATCGTTGGTTTGTCGCTTAGCTTCTAAGTTAAAAAATCTAAAAGTAACCGAAAAGGGGAGTCTTATTGGCTCCCCTTTTTTGTATAAATACATGGCGTAAGGAGTGGGTCGGATGGATTTTCTTAGTTTAGTATCAGATGTTGGATTTCCAATCGCAGCTTCTTTGGCTGGTGGGTTCTTTGTTTTTCTAACGCTACGGTTTATTCTTGACGGAGTGCTAGGTAGCATTAAAACTCAGCGCGGGTTTGTAATGGCTCTTAATAACCGTGTTAAGACTATGAACAACGAGCTAGTCAGAATTGACGTTTTGATCTGTAACTCATTCGGTGTGAGACCTGATCTAGATCGTATTGCTCGTGCAGATGGTCAGGCAGACGCGAGGAAAGATTAATGGAAGAAATAGCTAACGCAATTAATCAATATGGGTTTCCTATCATTGCTGCGTTTGGCTTAGGCTACTTCATTTACTATATTTGGACATGGGTGACTGAACAAGTCGATCCTGTTGTCAATGAATCTCATATGACTCTGATTGGTTTGATTGATCGTATTCGAATGCTCGATAATGATTTAATTCGTTTGCGCACCAAGTTGGATATGATCTTACAGGAACAAGAAAAAGATAAGAATGAGGCGAAGGCTGCGCTTGATAACAGCCAAGAAAATGTCTTGAATGAAAAAGATTTAAAGATAAAGAAAGACAACCACTGATTTTTTAATATGCTTTTCTGAATTTGTTATGGTAACAGAGGAAAGATAGCATGAAGAAAACATTACTTATAACATTCTTATGTTTAGGTACTGCGGCATCGGCCGAACAAGTTTTTCAGTTCAATAGTCCAGCGTTCAGCGGAAATGGATATGGAACACACGTACTTACGATACATCAGTTAGAACAGCAGAGAAAAGACAAGATCATCGCTGATGAGATCGCGGAAGCGGAAAGAATTGAACGCGAGTATCGTAACTCAAATATATACAAATTCCAAAACAACCTAGAGTCTCGCATATATGCGCAGCTTTCACGTCAGATAGCAGATAATCTGTTTGGCGAAGGAGGCACTTCTGTTATTGGAGAATGGGCCGAAACGGAAACTCCATTTGGTGACAGAATACGCTGGATGAGAGGGGACGACGATAGAATATATGTAGAAGTATACGACTCGAACGGTGACCTAGCATCAAGCTTTGACGTACCAGTAGGGGAGTTTGCATTCTAATGAAAAAGATAATACTTGCGCTCGCGTTAACTACTCTTATTGCTGGATGCTCTACAACAGTAAACAGACTTCCTAGCGAACCGCCAAAGTCTGTAGTTACAGAAGCAGAATTTACTAACTTAACTTCACCTGCTAACGGACCTACTGTTGTAGCTGTCTATTCCTTTGAAGATAAGACTGGCCAACGTCTACCTAGCGATAAGATTGCTAACATCTCTACGGCAGTAACGCAAGGAGCTGAGCAATACGTAATTAAAGCTCTCCGCGATGTTGGAAACGGCACTTGGTTTAAAGTTGTAGAACGAGTCGGCTTAGAGAACCTAGCAAGAGAACGTCAGATCATAAGACAGACGAGAGAAGAAGTAGGCGACACGACACCACTAGCACCACTTCTGTTTGCCGGTGTTATCGTCGAAGGTGCTATCGTTGGTTACGATTCGAATACGTTAACTGGTGGAGCCGGTGCTAGATATCTAGGCATTGGGCCTAGCACAATGTACACAGAAGATGTGATCACGGTTTCTATGAGAGCTGTTTCAGTTAAATCCGGAGAAGTTTTAACAAGCACTGCCGTGACGAAGACAGTATTAAGTACTAGCACCAACTTAGGTGTATTTAAGTTTATAGAAGCCGGAACGGAAAATATAGAGCTTGAAGTTGGTAATACGCAAAACGAGCCCGTCAATCACGCGGTGAGACTAGCAATTCAAGCAGCAGTCGTTGATATGATTAAAGAAGGTGCCGTCAAAGGCTATTGGGCTTTCAAACAATAACAACGAGGAAAAACTAAAATGAAGAAATTTCTAATGTTAACAGCCTTCATGTCTGTTATAGCTTCACCATCTCTTGGTAGTGAAGTCTATATTGACCAGGCTGGTAACTCTACAAACGTAAACGTTCTACAGCAGAACGGAAACAACAGAATCAACACAGATGCCGCTCCTATGATCGTGAATGGAGACGACATTAATGTTGAACTAGTACAGGACGGTGACGGCAACGTTGCTGAGATCTATATTCAAGTAAGTGCTAACGATACGAACTACGAATACAGAGTAGAAGGTGATCTAAACGAGATACTCTCAAATATTAACGGCGGCGTAGATAACAACTTTGTTGCTGCTGTCATTGGTAACGATAACACGATTACTCTATGTAAAGATTACATCAACAGCACTTGCAACGGTATTCAAGTTAACCTTACAGACACGACTCTAAATCTAACTGGTAACAACAACGAGATCAACTTTGCTCTCGATGGAGCCGAAGCAACTAACATCTTCAACGTCGGACAGACAACTCCAAGCGACTTCAACGTGATCAACCTTACACAGACAACATCTGTGGGTCATATCGTTCACGTCGATATTGACGGAGATACAAACACTGTGGATATAGTTCAGCACTAATATGTTGAGACTCTTATTCGCGCTACTAGTTCTAGTACCCAACTTCGCTTTTGCCGAAGTTGGGTCTGTTACTGAGTTCACTGGAAATCCGGCAGAAGCTAGACGAGAGAGCGATAAATTTACAGTTGAGATGGGGTTTGGTATAGAAATGTTAGACGAGCTAATCACGGCGAATACTCGTCTTGGTTTAACATTTGCTGACGGTACTCGCGTTGAGATTACGGAACAGAGTGAACTGATAATAGACGACTTCGTATACGATCCGAATACCGGTGTCGGAAAGATGAGTATGAATGTTGCACTGGGCACTGTTCAGATGACTTCAGGACGCTTAGCAAAAACCAGTAGAGAGAATGTGAATATCGCAACACCAACCGCAAGCATTACAGTTAGAGGTACCGACTTCTCGATGACAGTTGATGAACTTGGCAGAAGTCTTATCATACTTCTTCCGAGCTGCCCAGACGAAACTCTAAATGAAGATGAATGCCCCGTTGGTTCTATCGCAGTAAGTACAGACGCTGGTTCTGTTATACTAAACGAGTCTTATCAGGGAACTATGGTGTCCCATAGTGGACTATCGCCATCGGATCCACGCAAACTTCTTTTAGATAAATCTAACATCAATAATAATCTTATCATCGTGCCACCTGCCGAATTCCCTCGCGGTTTTTCAAATGACGAAGAAGAGGAAGAGATCAGAACAGAACTTGACGTTGATCTGTTAGAAAACGAAGAACTTTCTGAGGATCTATTAGTTGAAGATCAATTGGAAACCAACACTTTAAACATTAATCGCCTTAACAATACTTATCTCGATAATCTTTTAGATATCACTGGCGTTTCATTGGACGATGCGCTAGAAGAAGAAGAGATAGCAGCATTACCTAATATTAAACAATTTCCTTGGATGCAGGCAGTTGTAAACGAAGAAAATATACTCATAGATTCCGATAGATCACCTCATATCGCTATGTTAAGAACCGGAGTAGATACTCATGGTATGTTTAACTTAAATCAGGATGGTGTCACTGCTGCGGTTCAAATAAACGATGGAGGAACCAATGTTTCTTTCAATATTACGCAAACTCAGTAAGTATCTATTAATCTCTATTATGTTGGTGATACCATCTGTTGGGCTTGCTTCAATTACAGATATTAAATTTGGTCAGTATCAAGTTGCTGATAGCCAATGGAATGTAAGTGCTTGTCTTTACACATCTTCTTGTCAAATTTATAGTAAGCAACCTGGAACTGCATATAAAATACCTTGGACTAGTGGTCAAGTTCAATGGGCCAACGGTGATTATTTAAAATTTGAATTAAGCGGAAATAGTTCATTTCCATATTTAGTAAAACAGTACGATAGCAACGGCAATGTAAAATCTACACTTGGTACTGGTAAGATTGTCAATATGGGCCCAGATTATTTCTTCTTTGTTGGTAATGATAACAACACTGGCCAATTGTTTAGCGGTAGTAGCGGCATGTCAAATACATCTGGTGTGACGTGGACGGGAACATTAAATCCTACTATAGAACAGGCAAATGCGTATGCCGCATCTAGCTATTCTACTACACCTCTAGCACCAGGGCAAACAGCCGGCCCTCCTCCGCCGGTTCCGACTGCGATATACAATAGCAGTTCTAATGTTTACATAACGAACCACTATCCAACGAGTAATAACAGCCTGCCGGGTGAAGGCGCTTCTAACGCGTTTGATAATAATCCAAACACAAAGTATCTAAACTTTGACAAGCAAAACGCTGGTGTTACCGTTAAACTAAACGTAGGTCGAAAAGTTAGTGGATTTACACTTACTACTGCAAACGACTTCTCTGGCCGAGATCCTACGAGTTACAAACTATACGGAAGCAACGATGGTGTAAACTGGTCTCTTATTCAAGAAGGTGCTCTATCCCTAAGCGAGTCTCGTTTCTGGACAAGTCCTATGATAACCGTGTCAAACACGAATGCGTATGTATACTACTACGTCTTCTTTCCAACAACTAAATCAGGAGAAGGTTGTGGATTGGATTGCGACAGTATGCAGATCGCAGAGATTACTTTCTATTACGATGCAAACGATACGACTACATCAACCGCAACAGGAACTGGTTCTGTAACGAACCCTGGAACTGCGCCAACTCCAGTCTACTCCTCTAGTATCAATCCTTCACAAGCTATGAGAAGAGCTGCTAACCTAGCTGAAACGAACGGACACAACGCGAATGTTAATATAGTTGGAAGCAATAACGTTGTATCTATTCAGCAGATTGGCGGAGGACACTATGTATCGGTTGGCATAATTGGTAATAGCAATGGTGCAGATATATTACAAACTACATCGACATCGTCTAGACATTATCTAGAAACTTCTATTATCGGTAACACGAATAGTTTAATCCTGCAACAGAGAGATACTGGAAAGAACGCATTCGTTAATGTGGATGGTGACGATAACACTCTCACTGTAAATCAAAAGGGACTCGGTAACCACTATCTTGATATATCGTTAATAGGAGACGATCATACTGCCGCCGTAATACAAGACGGGAGTGGAAACCATGCTGCTACAGTTCAGTTAGAGAACGGTGGCGGACCATGGAATTTTACACTGAACCAGACCGGATCCACATCTAAGATATATAGTTTACCACATAGTATGAGCGATGGGAGTACCGTATCTGGAATTTGTAACATAGTCTCTGGTTGTAACCTAACAGTTAACCAATAATAAGGAGAGTTGTGTAATGGATATCTTATTCGGCTGGATATGGGGATGGTGAAATTATACCATTCATTCGTTCTACGTATAATATCTCTGATAAGATAAACCTTTTTATTACTCCTGGATATGAAACTAAAAACAACAAAAAAAGTTTAGGTATAGTCATTGGAGTAGAAGCTTGGAGTTTTTAAATGAGTGATATCCAAAGCAGAGTGCTGGATCTAAAAAGAAGAATTGCCGAAGAAAAGATTAAATGGGGATTTACCGAAGATACGTATTTACCTCCTGAGAAAACAAAACAAGAAGCCGTTAAACCTCTTAAAAAGGAAGTTAGCCAGGCTGATGATTTAAAAGCAATGTTATTGAATAGAAAGAAAACGAAATGATGAAAAAGATACTGCTTTCTCCAATTTGGAGCATATTAGTTCTTGGA